AGGAGCCAACGCTATTGCTATTGGTAGTGGTAGTGGTAGTGCTTCAGCTATAGCATCTGCCCAAGGGGCCATTGCCGTGGGTGGCTCAAGCACTACCGGCGCCAGGGCTTCTGCTGCATCGGCAATCGCTATTGGTTCTGGGGATGCTTCTGTAGTGGGGGCGTCGGCGTCCGCAGCCGACGCCATCGCCCTCGGCCGCCAAGCCGCCGCCTCAGCCACTTCGTCCATCGCCGTGGGCCAGGGCGCCGCCGCCGCCAACGCCAACGCGGTGGCCCTCGGCGACGGCGTCTCCACCACCAATACATCGCAGGTCAACATCGGCGCAAAACGCCTCTTCGTCGGAGCCCCTACCACCGCCCCCGCTTCCGGAGACCTCATAGCCTCCCAGGTTTCCTTCTCCCTCAACGAAGCCGGGAACCTCCTCACCATCACCGCCAAATACAGCGATGGCACCACGGTCAAGGCCGGGACGTTGGCGCTCATATGACCCCCGCCCAGGCGAGAGCCCTCCTCGCCCTTCTCGCCGATCTCTACCAGCTCGCCAACCAACCCGACCACGAACCCAAAACCGAACGGGTGGCGGTCTCGAACGGTCAGGAGCGGGCGGTGAAGACTCCGTGATGGCGCACATATCGCCGGTCCCGTCGCCGATACGGAGCGGTACGGCAACCGGGCTCCCCGCCCCGGTTCTAGGGCTTGCACGGCCCTTCTCCTCCGGGGCGGGGAGCGCGACGTAGATGGCCTACGCCGGCGGTTATGCCGGCGGCTACGCCGACACCGCAGTCCTCCCCGCCCCTACGCCCGGCGGCGGTTTCGCCGGCCCGGTCTGGACCCCCGCCCACCCGGCCCGGCCCCGCCGCCTCGAGGGCCGGTCCGTCCTGCGCCTCAAGGTCACGGTCATCACCTGGGGCACCGAAGGCGCCCAACGCAGCCGCCACACCATGGCCACCGCCGTTCTCACCCACGGCGAAGGCACCACCCGCACCCGCACCACGGTCAGCGGCCACATCGGAAACCGCCACGGCCACGCCAAGGCGACCAGCCGCACCGACATCCGGACCCATGTGGGCGAACCCCGGGAAGACGACCTGGTCGTTCTTCTCGCCGCCGCCTTCCTCCTCTCAGAACAGCACGGGAGCACACCATGAAGGCACCCAAGAACAACGTGTGTCGCGCCGCCGCGTTCCGGACGGCCGACACCGGCGACGGGTTCACCCTCGAGGGGTACGGCGCCGTCTTCGGCGAGACGACCCGCATCGACTCGTGGGAAGGGAAGTTCGACGAGAAGATCGAACGGGGCGCCTTCGCCAAGACGATCAGCGAACGCAAGCCGGTCCTCCAGTTCGACCATGGCCGCGACGCCGCCACCGGCTCCGTCCCCATCGGCGCCGTCGAAGAACTCCGGGAGGACCGCCACGGCCTGTTCGTCCGGGCCCGGATGCACGACAACGCCCGCGTCGAACCCATCCGCCAGGCCATCGCCTCCGGGGCCATCGACGGCATGTCGTTCCGGTTCCGGGTGCTGCGCGAAGAGTGGGACGAATCCGGGGACATCCCGGTGCGGACCATCAACGAGGTGGAGCTATTCGAGCTCGGCCCGGTGGTGTTCCCCGCCTACGCTGCCACCACCGTCGGGGTCCGCTCCCTCTTGGCCGACCTGCCCGACGACGACCGGCAGCGACTCATCGCCGATCTGCGTTCCGAAGTCGAACCACCAGCCGACGCCGCCCCCACGGGCACCTCGACTGAACCGAACACCGACGCCGCCCAGCCGGGCACCTCGGGAGCAACAGCGGGAGAACGCTCGGCGTTCCTCCGTTCACTCCTGATCCGAAAGGCATCCTGATGACTCTCGAACAGCTCCGCGAACTCCTCGCCTCCACCGAGGCCCGGATGCACGAAATGCACACCGCCGCCGAAGCCCGCTCCCTCGACGACACGGAGCAGACCGAGTGGGACGCGCTGGCCGTCACCCTCGAAGACACCCGCTCCAAGATCGCCACCATGGAAGCCCGTAACACCGTTGCCGACTCCCTCACCCGCCCCGGCGGCATCGAGAACGGCGACGGGGCCCGCGACGCCGGCCCGAACTTCAAGCGTGACCGGGACCCCATGGACATCATGGAGGACCGCTCCGCCACGCCCCGCCAGCTCGCCGACGCCGCCACCCGGGCCCTCGAAGGCAACGTCGACGCCGAACACATGCCGCACGTCCAGTCGATCCTCCGCCGGCACAGCTCAGACCGCGACTGGGCCCGGGGCGTCATCCTCCGCTCCAGCGACGACTACGCCACCGCCTGGTGGAAGCTCGTCAACGGCCGCGAGTTCGCCCTCACCGCCGAAGAGCGCACCGTCCTCGGTGTGACCACCAACTCCAACGGCAAGTTCCTCCTCCCCACCCACCTCGACCCGACGATCATCCTCACCTCGGCGGCATCGACCAACGAGATCCGCAAGCTTGCCCGGGTCGTCACCCTCATGGACGGCCAGGCGGCGTGGAACGGCATCACCTCCGCCGGGGTCACCGCCTCCTGGGACGGTGAGGTCGTCGAGGTGTCAGACGACAGCCCGACGTTCGGGAACCCGTCCATCGCCACCATCAGGGCGCAGGCGTTCGTCCAGGCGTCCTACTCGGCGACGGAAGACATCGCCAACCTGACCGGCGACCTGATGATGATGTTCGCCGACGCCAAGGACCGCCTCGAAGGGACCGCCTTCGCCACCGGGGCCGGCACCACTGAACCCAAGGGTGTGTTCACCGCCGTGGCGGCCGTCACCGCCAGCCGGGTCACGTCGACCACCGCCGCCGCCATCGGCCTCGTCGACATCAACGCCGCCTACGTGGGGGTCCCGGTCCGTTACCGCGGGTCGTCGACGTGGGTGGCCAACCCGGTCTACACCGTGGCCATCAAGGCGCTGGGTACGGCCATCTCCGCCAGCTACTCCGGCGACCTGCGCGACCCGGTCGCCGGCCGCATCCTCGGCCGGCCGCTGGTCGAATCCGACGACGCCCCGTCGGCGCAGACCACCACCGCCCTCGACGCGGAAGTCCTCATCGGCGACTTCTCCCAGTTCGTCATCGTGGACCGCCCGGCGGGGATGTCGGTCGAGTACATCCCGAACCTGTTCAACCTGACCACCAACCTGCCGGATGGCCGCCGCGGCTGGTTCGCCACCTGGCGCACCGGCTCCGACGTCACCAACGTCAACGCCTTCCGCCTCATCGTCGACAAGACCACGGCCTGAGCAACGACGGCGTGGGCGCGGTGGTTGTGGCCACACCGCGCCCACGCCCACCCGATCGTCACTGGAGGCACCGCATGCCGCATCCGAATGGGGCGGTCATCGTCCGTCACCCCGGCGCCGCCGGCGTCCTGGTCGCGCTCGACCCGGCCATCTGCTACGACCCCGGCGACCCGCTCGTCAAGGCCTACCCGTGGGCGTTCACACCCCGTGACACCACCCCCGGTGTCGTCGAGTCGGTCGACATCGAGCAGGCCACGGCTGCCCCCGGCGAGAAACGAGCCCGGCGGAGGGCCCCAGGGTGAACCCGGGGACGGTCGCCGTCGGGTTCCTCCACCCCGGAGAATGGTCGGCGTGTTTCGGCCAGTCGCTCACCGAGCTGTACCTGGTCGACGCCACGATCGGCCAGCACAGGCTCGTCCGGCAGCTGCCGAAGTTCTGCGCCGCCGGCGGCCTGGTCGCCGGCCGCAACGAGATCGTGGAGAAATTCCTCGACCGCACCGACTGCGAATGGCTGTGGATGATCGACTCCGACATGGGTTTCGGGCCCACCACGGTCGACGACCTGATCGGCGTCGCCGACCCTGACACCCGCCCGGTGGTCGGCGGTCTGTGCTTCGCGCTGCGGGCGAACGGGCCGGGCCCGTTCCACGGCGAGAAGTACGTGGTCGTCCCGTCGGCCTACCGGTGGGTCGAAACCGAAAACGAGATCGGGTTCCAGTCGATCCTCGAGCTCCCGGCCGACACGCTGATGGAAGTGTCGGCTACTGGCGCCGCCTGCCTGCTCGTCCACCGCAACGCCCTCGACACGGTCCGCAAGAAATACGGCGACCACTGGTTCGACCCGGTCACCCACCCCGCCGGGCCAACCTTCTCCGAAGACCTCTCGTTCTGTGTCCGCCTCGCCGCCGTCGACATCCCGGTGTTCGTCCACACCGGGGTCGGGACCACCCACGACAAAGGCGGGGTCTTCCTGGACCTGGATGCCTACGAGGCGCAGCTGCCCCCCGGGGTCCTCCCCTCGGGGGTGGTCCGAGAATCCAGGTTCACGCCGGCCCACGGCCAGTGTGCCAACCCCGGCCTGTGGACCGCCACCGACGAGCAGTCCACCGAACTCGAAGTGACCGAGCTCGTCGGGGCGTTCGTGCGGGCCTTGCAACCCGAGTATGTGGTGGAGACCGGGACGTTCTGCGGGAACACCGCCAGGGCGATCGGGGAGGCGCTGGCCCGCAACGGGCACGGCCACCTCGACACCATCGAGGTTGATCCTGACCGGGCGGCGATCGCTACCCGCCGCTGTAAAGGCCTACCGGTCAGGGTCGTTTGCGGCAGTTCCCTGGAGTTCGACCCGGACGGGCCGATCGGGTTCGCCTGGTTCGATTCGCTCCTCGACCTGCGGGTCCCCGAGTTCCAACGGTTCTCCGCCCACATGGCCCCCGGATCATTCGTCGGGTTCCACGACACCGGCGCCCACATGGGGACCCTCGAAGCGCAGATCCGCAGCCTCCCGAACCTCAAACCGACGTTCCTCCGCACGCCGCGAGGCGTGTGCTTCGCCGAGGTGGTGGTCTGATGCACATCGAAGCCGCGGCGTTCGTCGCCATCACCGCCGGTCGCCTCGGCCCGTTCGACAGCGTCCTCGAGCTCGGCGGCCGCAACGTCAACGGTTCGGTGCGGCCCTACTTCGCCGGGGCCCGCTACACCTCGGTCGACATCTGCCCCGGCCCAGACGTCGACATCGTCGCCGACGCCACCACCTACCGGCCCGAAGAACGTTTCGGCGCGGTGGTGTGCTGCGAAGTTTTCGAACATGCCGAGGAACCAGACGGGTTCGTCGCCACCGCATGGAGGTCGCTCCGCCCCGGAGGGGTCCTGATCCTGACCGCGGCCTGTCCACCCCGCCCCGCCCACTCCGCCATCGATGGAGGCCCCCTCCGGGCGGGGGAGTTCTACCGCAACGTCGCGCCGGACATGATGGCCCGCTGGCTCGTCGGCTGGAAAGACACCGAGATCGAAACCCACGACGACCGGGGCGACATCTACGCCACAGCGAGGAAGCCTGACTGACATGCCTCCTCTCGCACAACCGATCGCCAAGCGGATCCTCGGTAAGTTCCTCATTGATGACGGCTGCTGGGAATGGACCGCGTCCAAAAACTCCGCAGGCTACGGCCAGATCAGCAGAGGGCGGGGACTACCTCCTGCCCGTGCCCACCGTGTGCTGTACGAGCTCCTCATCGGCCCGATCCCCGAAGGGCTCACAATCGACCACCTGTGCCGTAACCGAGGATGTGTCAATCCCAGCCACCTAGAACCGGTGACCCGAGGTGAGAACGTCCGACGGGGGATCTCCGCCCAGATGGCGCGGGAGCGGGGTGCGGCCCAGACCCATTGCAAGCGAGGGCATCCCTTGTCTGGAAACAACGTTCGAATCGGCCGGCAGACAGGCGGGCGAGGCACCTGTCGGGTCTGTAAAGCCTGTCATGCACTTGGGGCGCGCACGCGGAATCGAGGTGAGTCCGATCTCGGTCGTTAACGGCTACACCACGCTCGCTCTGCTCCGCACGTTCATGGGCGCCCCGACCACCCCGGGTGACGAGGTGCTCGAAGCGGCGATCAACGCCGCGTCACGGTCGATCGACAACTACTGCGGCCAGCGGTTCTGGGTCGACACCAACGTGGCGACCCGCACCTTCACCGCTTCCAGCCCCTACCAGCTTGACGTCCCGGCCGGGATCGCCACGACGACGGGTCTGGTCATCAAGACCGACCTCGCCGGTGACGGCACGTTCGAAACGACCTGGGCCGCCACCGACTACGAGCTGCGCCCCGTCGAGGCCGCCACCGCGTTTCCCGAAGCGCAGCCGTGGACCGCCATCGGAGCGATCGGCACGTTGACGTTCCCGGCCGCGACCGCTCTCGGCCGGTCGGACCGGGTACAGATCGTGGCGAAGTGGGGTTGGCCGGCTGTGCCCGACGCGGTCGCCTATGCCTGCCGCCTCAAAGCGGCCCGGCTCGTCAGCCGGAAAGATTCGCCGCAGGGAGTGGCCGGGTTCGGCGATTTCGGCCCTGTCCGCCTGACATCCCGTGAGGACCCCGACGTGGTCCTCCTCCTCGACCCTTACCGGCCCGTGTCCGTCGGATGAACCTGTCGGCGATCCGCGACGACCTCAAAGCCCGCCTCGGCACCATCTCCGGGCTGACCACCTATGACACGGTGCCGGCCAAACCGGAGGTGCCGTGTGCCATCGTCCAACCCAAGTCGGGGGTGGTCCACTCCACGTTCGAGCGGGGCTCCGGCGACATCCACGTCGCGGTGATCATGCTCGTCCAGTGTGTCGACTGGCCGTCCGCCCAGGACGCCCTCGACACCTACATGGCGGTCGGCGTCACCGGCTCCATCGTCGACGCCCTCGAACTCACGGCCGGGGCGGCCGAGGTGGCGGTCGAAACGTGGGAGAACTACGGCACCGACACCTCCCTGGGTGACATGTACGGGACGGTCACTCTCAACGTGACGATCCGCAGCTCGAGCTGATGGCCGACAGCCTCCTCACGTTCGTCAACAAGACGGCCAAGATGGCCGGCGAACTCCACACCCTCGAGCATCGAACCGTCGAGATTGCCGCCCTGGCGGTCAAGACGTCGGTGCTGGCCCAGATGCAAGCCGCCGGTGTCGACAACGGGAAGCTGCGCGGGGTGGGGAAGAAGGGGGGGAGGGTCGGGGTCCGCTACGACCTGGCGGGAAAGACGGCGTTGGTGCGGGCGACCGGCCCCTTCCACCTCCTTGAGCGGGACAACAAGGATCACCGCATCCCCAAGGTGCGGGGCAGCCGGGCCCGGAAACGGGTGGTGGTCATCCCCGGCGTCGGTGTCCGGGCCTTCGCCAACGTGAAGGGCTCCAAGGGGAAGCATCCCTGGGAGAAAGGCGTCGCCGCCGCGGTGCCGATCCAGGAGAAAGCGCAGGGGCTCGCCCTCCTCGGCGCGTTGAAGAAGGCGTACGGATGAAGGTGCTGGTGGTGGAACCCGGCGTGGATTTCTCGCCGTCGGACATGGCCTGCGGATGGGCCAAAGGGTTCCGCCACGCCGGCTGTGACGTGGTCGAGTTCAACCTGGCCGACCGGCTCGTGTTCTACTCGGCGGCCCACATGGACCGGGACGGCACCTGGGTCCGGGCCTTCGACCGCGACGCCGCCGTTCACCTCGCCGTCTCCGGCCTCGAAGCGGTCTGCTACGAGTACGCCCCCGACCTGGTCGTCATCATCTCCGGGTTTTTCGTCGGCTACGACCTGTACCGGCTCATGCGGACCCGGGGGTCGACGGTGGTCGTGGTCTGCTCCGAAGAACCGTACGAGACCGACCGGGAACTCCGCCTCGCCGAGGTCGCCGACGCTGTCATCCTGAACGACCCCACGAACCTCGACCGGTTCCGCACCGTCAACCCGAAGACGTGGTACATCGGCCACGCCTACGACCCCGACCTCCACCGGCCCGGCCCCGCCACCCCCGACGCCGCATCCGACTTCTGCTTCGTCGGCACCGGATTCCCCAGCCGCATCGACTTCTTCGAAGCGGTCGACTGGACCGACGTCGACGTCGCGCTGGCCGGCCAGTGGCGCACCCTCGCCGCCGACTCGCCGCTCCGCAAATACCTGGCGCACGACATCGAAGCGTGCTGTCCCAACGACCAGGCCGTCACCCTCTACCAGTCGACCAAGGTTTCGGCGAATCTGTACCGGCGGGACCTCATCAAAGGTGGCACCGCCGCCGGCTGGGCGATGGGGCCCCGGGAGGTCGAGCTGGCGGCGACCGGCGTGTTCTTCCTGACCGAACCTCGGGGGGAGAACCTCGAGGTGCTCCCCATGGTCCCCACGTTCGACGGCCCATCCGATTTCGGGGACCAGCTCCGCTGGTATCTCGGCCGGCCCGACGAACGGGCCGCCATCGCCGACGCCGCGAGGGCCGCCGTGGCGGCCCGCACTTTCACCAGCAGCGCCCGGGAGCTACTCCAGCTCCTCGGCTCCTAAGAACAGAAAGGCACGACCATGGCCAGAATCGGTGGACGCCGAGGCGCGCTCTACGTGGACCTCACCGGATCAGGATCGGCCTCGCCGGTCCCCTACCTGAAGAAGTACACGTTCTCGTCGAAGGTCGGGTCGATCGACGTCACCGCATTCGGTGACACCACCAAGACGTACGTCGCTGACCTTCCCGACGCCCAGGGCACCTTCGACGGGTTCTACGACACGGCGACCAGCCAGCTCTATTCGGCGGCCACCGACGGCGTCGCCAGGAAGACGTACCTCTATATGGACACGTCGATCCCGACGACCTACCTGTACGGCACCGCCACGTTCGACATGGACCTCGACGTCGACGTCTCCGGCGCGGTGGCGATCTCCGGCTCGTTCCACGCTGCGACGTCGTTCACGAAGATCGGCTGATGCCGTTCGAGCTCGAGCTCGGCGGCCGGAAGTACAACACCGACGATCTGTCGATCGCCGAAGCTGTCGAGATCGAAAAGACGCTGGGCCGGACGTGGCAGCAACTCAACCCCCTCGGGTCCGCCGAAGAGTTCCAGGCGTTCGCCACGATGTGTCTACGCCGCGACCATCCGGCCGACCAGGCGGCGAAGATCGCCGCCGAACTCCCCCTCGGCGTGGCGCTGGCCGCAGCGAAATGGGTCGCCGACGATCTTCCCGCCACCTTCGAGGACGGTCTCCCAAAAGCGGAGGGCGGGTCTTCGACGACTACGTCGTCTTCTTCTCCCGACCGCCCTACGGATGGCCCCCCGACGTGACCCGCCGTCAGCCGATCCGAGACCTCGTGATGTTGATCAGCGCAGCCGAATCGGCCGACTGGGGGTGACATGGCCACGCTGACCGAACGCCTCGCCATTGTCGTCGAAGCTGACGCCTCTAAAGGGATCGCCCAGTTTAAGCAGCTGGGGGTGGCAGCGAAAGGGCTGGGGG